AGGATTCGCAGCAGACTACGCAATAAGTAAAGCAAAGAAAGACTAACCATCTCTTTTTTTTAATATTTATATAGAATAGAGATTGATAGTTAGCATGGCTGAAGATCTGTTTTTCAACAAACTGGTAACAAAGGCTATGGAAGCCATTCATGGAGATGAGAGGTTTTTCGAGGGATATCTAACTGTTGAGATAAAAGATAAGCAGGGTGAAATCACTATTGTCGATGAACTATATAAGGTACTTCCTATATGGATGGACAGAGGAGCACCTATTTCAGATACTCATAGTAACAGAATTATCGGTAAGGGAATAAATTATTCAAAAACTATCTATAAAGATAAAGATGGAGAAGAGTACCCTGCGATTAAGATAACAGGTAAGATACATAAGGATTATGAATTAGATAACGAGATATGGAAGAAGATTAAATCAGGAGAGTATAAGGGATTATCATTTGGAGGAGCCACGAAATCTGACAGAGATCCTGTCACGATGAAAGATGGCTCTATTGCTTATTCATTAAAAGATTTAGAACACTATGAGGTTGCTGTGTGTGCTGACCCAGCAGTACCACTAGCATTGATTACTGATTACAACCCACTTGCAAAATCTGTTACCAAGGCAGAGGTAAGAGAAGATGGTAAGATGGTTATTAAATGTGATAAGTTTGGTTGTTATGTTTCAAATCTTTTAATGAATAAGCAATGGAGCCATCTTTCATCCTGACAGGATCTCTGTCAGATTTCGTGGCTCCTCCAAATGATAATCCCTTATACTCTCCTGATTTAATCTTCTTCCATATCTCGTTGTCTAATTCATAATCCTTATGTATCTTACCTGTTATCTTAATTGCTGGGTACTCTTCTCCGTCTTTATCCTTATATGTAGCTTTTGAATAATTTATTCCCTTTCCGATAATTCTATTGCTGTGAGTATCTGAAATAGGTGCTCCCCTGTCCATCCATATAGGAAGTACTTTATAGAGTTCATCAACAACGGTTATTTCACCCTGTTTGTCTTTTATCTCAACGGTTAGATATCCCTCAAAAAACCTCTCATCGCCACTAATAGCTTGCATAGACTTCGTTACCAGTTTGTTGAAAAACAGATCTTCAGCCATGATAACCATTAACCACTACTATATATAAATATTAAAAAAAAATAGGTGGTTAATCTTTCTTTGCTTTACTTATTGCGTAGTCTGCTGCGAATCCTGTTACTAGACCTATCATAACTATGCTAGAATCAGTCAATCCGTCAACAAGTACGCTTTGTGATAATGCCAAAGCAGAAAATGTTGCTATTATAACTGAGCCTGCCAGTTTCTTTATGCTGTAAGGTTCCTTGCTGTGCAAATAACCTCTTAGCGTATTTAGTCCAGCTCCAACAATTGAAGCGACTGCTACTATTACTAATGCTTCTACCATAAACCAAACACCTCTATGTGGTATTTAAGTATTTATGTTAGAATTAGGAATGAATATACGATCTCCTTAGTCCAGTCACACTTCTTTTTATTTTTTTCCTTTACCATTTCTTCTTCCCCATTCTGCTGCTTCCTTAGATATAGATAGACCTGTTATAAATATAGCAGAAAATAGAGCAATTACCAAATACATTTCAAAAGTTAAACCTATATCGTAAATTGACTCAGCAACATTACTACCTACAAGAGGAGAGAAAAATGATATTCCAAAATTTCCACCTATTCTTGCAACAGGTTTTATTACTGACATATAATTAGGTTATATGGAATGTATATAAATTTACTTATGTGGTCTAAGATATTTATCCTGAATCATGCCTAAGATTGAATGTGGATTCATTATGACCATAGCTGCAAATTCTGCATCTCCATTTGCGTGACCAATAAACTTACCACAGACATAACAGAGATACACATCATGTATACCATCTGTAAAGCCGTAAAGCTTCTTGCCACACTTACATTTCTTCATAAGCTGGATTAGAAACGTTAATTAATAAGTATTTTGTATACTATGTATGGCTACATCATTTTATGTATACGACACATTAAAGGAGTATAAACTGAGATATGGTGAGAAAATAAACTCAGAAATGTTTCAGACAAAAATAAAGGAGATGTATGTTACTAAAGACGAAAAATTATGGGTTGTAACGAATTTTACAGAGCAAGCAGCTAAACCACAATTAAATAGGTCTATTGTTCACTTTTATGCAGGAGAAGTCGCATATTACAAAAAAGGCGATGAAAAGCTTGTAGTGGAAGGAAAAATATCATACAACCCTAAAAAAGACTGGGTAGAGATATATTCAAGAATATTAAGAAAACCAGAGGTGTTTTTTAGAATAGGAAGGCTATATGGAGATAAACCAGTGAAAAGGACAAAAATAGATTATAAACATAGATTTTATGATTTTACGTCAAATAGAATAAACTTAATACTAAAATGATTCCTTTATGTAAACCTACACTTAGAAAGATAGAAACAGGCTGCTATATACTTACATACTGTGTAAAATGTGGCGAAGACATTAAGTTTGAGGAAAAAGTCTAACTATTCAGTAGTAAACGATGAACCACATGAACAACTTTTTGTGACATTTGGGTTATTGATTTTGAAACCTGAACCCATTAGACTTTCAATATAGTCAACATTTGCATCCTTTAGGTGATCCTGACTCGATGAATCTACTATGACTTTTACACCGTTTTCCTCAATAACTAGATCATCTTCTTCTGCTGCTTTCTCAAAACCCATACCATAAGAAAGTCCAGAACAACCTCCACCCTGAACATAAATTCTAAGAAATTCTGGTTTGTCTTTTTCTTCAGCCATAAACTCCTTAATTTTCTCAGCAGCTTTAGGAGTAATGGTAATCAGTTTTTGACTTTGTTTAGTAGCCATATCAATCATTTCCTCGTACTTGATGGGTTTGACATCAATTCCTTCCAATCTTTACCAAATTTCCTTTTCATACTAAGCCAAAACGGATCAACATTATACATTCCACCCTTTTTATTATATTCTTTCGTTACGTTAGCTATTCTTCTGTGACATCTTCTGCAGAACCTTGCATTAATCTGCTCTATGCCAAATCTATACTTACCACAAAAGAAACACAGTCCATACATCTTATCGGCTATTTTAACTAGTAAAGACTCTCGTCCTCGTTTCCCAGCACACTCTCCACATATATCAGCGATAGTAGCTGCTGCAGCATCTTTTGTGAAGCAATTAAGACAAATTGCTTCCTTGTAATTATCTACGTGGGTATATTCATTATCCTGATGAGTCTTCCAGAGCTTCTTACCAATAGCGAGACCACCATCATTGACATTCAGTTTTGTAGCCATTACTTGTGTGCCAAAAGCGTTTTCTTAAGTGCATTTTCTAATATGACGTATATATTATTAAGAGTATATTTGTCATGTGAACTTTCATGTACAACAGTACCTATTCTGTTCCAAGTGTCTACGCATGATTTTGCCAGCTCTATTCTTTCACTGTCTATCGTTTCAGCAATTCTTTCAGGTCTTGCTTCATAAACCTCAACCATACCATCTTTAAGTTCAACAACATTGGCAGTAATTTCTACCTCAGTTTCTTTTTTCGCTTCCTCTTTTTTAGCAATAAACTCTTTTGGCTCATTCTTCTTTCTCATCTTCCCACCTCCTTACACTATCAAACTCGTTCTTTACTAACTCCCTAGCACTTCTAACTGTCATCGCTGCATTCTTACGCAGTTCGCTAACAGTTTTCGATTTTGTCCAGCCAAAATCAACTGCCGTCTGTAGAGTATTCTTAACAACTCCATAGTTCTTAGGATTAATACCGTCAGGAAATGACTTTCTGCTGAGAGAAGTTCCACTTCCACTCGATGGATGTCCTTGTCCAATTCCACCCAAGTCAGTAGGCAATCTACTACTCGGTTCTCCTTCGAAATCCTGTGTATCTTCCTCAGGTGCTGCTGTTCCTCTACCTCTACCTTGGTCTTTCTCTGCACCCATCTGCAACATATCTTTTGCATTAAATGCTGTATCTTTCGATACCTTGAATTCGCCAGTATGAGTTCGTGTAATATCAAATCCCATTGCTTGCAAAGCCTGCATATTTTGTATCTCAACACCTTGTATTTGCAGGTCTCTAAGGTGATCAGTTTCTTCACCAGTCTTTAATCTTAATTCCCAATCATCTATATTTAATAATGCTGCTATCTTTCTGAAAAATGACTTCAATAGTATATCTTGACCCCATTTCACTGCTCTGTTCGTTATAGTGACTTGTAAACCCTCTTGTGACCATCCAGAAGGAAGTTCACCGTAATAGAGTGGTAAAACACCGTATATTGCACCAATAATCATTCTTAACTCTTTTCTTATCGCAATGAACTCTAGTTCTTTCAATGAACCAGTAAAGTCAAGCCATTGTGCCAAATTCTTGCTTCCCTTGTCACTTTCAACCAATAATGGGTGAATCATGTAGGGGTCTTCTTGTGCTTTCTGCTCAAGAACGTCCATCGACTTTCTGAACGTCTCATAGTTTCTTGATGCTATTACTAGTAATCCTCGTGGTGGTCTCATCTTGTCAAAGTACTTTCTTATGTATTCATCCATGTGTGATAAGGACATTGCCTTAGACCATACTGAATAGATTGGTGAATAGCCATATATCAGACTTGGTTTATATTTACCTGCTTTCCAGATAACTTCACCCTCACCATATATAACTCTCTTTGGCTGGGGTATTCCTATAGAGTATAC